CTCTATTTGTTAACGCTATGATTCATGTCTTTGCTCTTATCGTCATTATAGGAGAGACCGTCCTAAGCGATGACGCATGTCGGAGAACCCTGTGTTTTCGTGATGTATACGAATGCTCTCGTTTTGTTCGAGCATTGACGCGAGAAGAAAGCGCAACCATCGAGCCAGTAGGGGCTTACTGCAAGCCAATCCTTATTGACCCTAAGCAAGAGGGGATCAAGGTGTACTGATGATCATTGGCTCCGAGAATCCTGTTGGTAGCTATTCTGCGATCCAGTCAAATTCAACAGAAACTCTCCGAATTAGCCTCTCCTCCGAGATGATGCAAGAGCTTGATCTTACTCAAGATCAAACAGTAAAAGGCTCAGTGTCCGAAGATGGCAAGTCAATAACACTTAATACTGATAATGGTCGTGTACAGATTTCTGGCAACTTTTCAGAAGTTTCTGGCGAAGATATCAATGTTAGAGTTAGATCAACAGACATTCCTGTTGCAGGAAAAACAAAGCAGACAGGACAAGTACAAGGGCAAGCGCCCACAAGAAGCTCTGAGTTAGATGAAATCTTTGAGGGCGTTTCAGACAAGATAGACAACAGCCCAGAGTTTAAGAAGTTGATAGAAGATCTTAAGAGCGAAATCAAATGGAACGGCGATAACGCTTCTGGAGATATAGATATTCTTCAGGGCGCTCCGGTACATATAGAATTTTCTAAAATGGAATTGAAGGACTCCAGAGCCAGCGTCTGGGAAGAAGCCCCAGAATCACGAGAACCCAAGCTAGGCGAAAACTCTGTAGATTTTGGTGAAGGTGAAATAAACTCTGGAGAAGATGAGTGGGGTGGTTTTGGAAGAGCGGTTGTTCCTGATATGGAAGGCTGGTCTGTAAACATTAACCACGAGCTATCTAACGGCGACAATGTTTGGCTTACGGGCAGGGTAGAGGCAGATAACCACGCACGGCTGTCAATGTGGTTTGACAACAGCGGCACTGCTGCCTATGCCTTGCAGAACGTGGGAACCATTCAAGCTAAGATAGAGTCGATGGGGTTAATAGTTGACCTGTTAGGCATAGCTCCTTATCCCAAAGAAGGTGAGCGGCTCAAAAGTACGTTTATGATAGAGGTTTAAAATGAAGTTAAAAGGATTACTTACGTCCTTGGCCCCTACTGTAGGAAAGGCCATAGGTGGGCCGATGGGCGGAATGGCTGTCAAGCTGGTAGCTGATAAGCTTGGGGTGAGTAATACTACCGATCCCCGTAAGCTCGAAAAGTATATTGAGGAGAATCCTGAGTCTATTGTCTTGTTACAGGAAGCAGAGAATGAGTTCTCAAAGACCTTGGAAGATCGTCATATAGACTTGGAAAATTTTAAAGTAGAGGTTCAAGATCGGCAGGCGGCTAGAGAGATATTTGGAGAAGATCCAACGCCAAAGATATTCGCCATCATAAGCCTGCTAGGTTTTCTTTGTTATATATTTTTAGTGACCTTCCGCGCAGAGGCTGTGGATGATGCCTTGGCTAATATTATCTTGGGTTACCTCGGAGGGCTAATATCAGGTATTAGCGCCTTTTTCTTCGGATCAAGCAACAACAGAGGTCAGTAATGGATCAATTGATAGAGATGCTAAAGCGGCATGAGGGGATGAAGACTCATGCTTACAAGTGTTCTGAAGGCAAGATCACTGTCGGAGTTGGAAGAAATATAGATAAGCAGGGTGGTATAGGTCTATCTGAAGATGAGATAGAATACTTGCTACAGAATGATATAGAGCGTGTCATTGTAGAATTGTCATCTGAATATGAATGGTTTGGTTCTTTAGATGATGTGCGTAAAGATGTAATGATTAACATCGCATTTAATCTTGGCATTACAAGATTGCGTGGTTTTAAGAAAGCTCTTGCCGCAATGGAGGTGGCAGACTACAAGACAGCGTCTACAGAGTTCTTGGATTCTAGGTGGGCAAAGCAAGTAGGCGGTCGAGCATTGGAACTTAGTGATATTTTGTCGGTAGGCTCTTATGTCTAACCCATATATCTTTACTGCTGCTGTATCTAAAATTGTTGATGGGGACACAATGTATGTTACTGACATCAATCTGGGTTTTGGCGTTGTTAATCGGGGTGATACTGGGCGGGGTATTTGTTTGCGCCTTAATGGAATCGACACTCCAGAATCTCGGACAAGAGATTTGGAAGAAAAGCGTTATGGACTCGCAGCCAAGGCGTTTGTCAAGGCGTTTGCGCCTGTAGGCACTGAAGTTATTTTAAGGACTTACAAGAAAGGCAAGTACGGACGTTGGTTGGCGGATATTAAAGTAGGTAATAAGTGGCTGTGCAAAGAGCTTATTAACAATCATCACGCAGTTGTATACGAAGGTCAGAACAAAAAAGATATAAAAGAAGCTCATCTAGCAAATAGGCTAAAGGTGAATTTAGATGTTGGTTAAATATAAGTTTGCTCCGGGCGTAAATAAAGAAGGCACAAAGTATACCGCTGATACCGGATGGTATGATTCAGATAAAATTAGATTTCGTAAAGGCCGTCCAGAGCAAATAGGCGGGTGGCAGAAATACTCATCTAATACATTCCTTGGAATATGCAGGTCTATACATGACTGGAAGGCCGCTGCCGCTACAGACTATCTAGGTCTTGGCACTACTCTAAAGTATTACATAAATAGAGGAGATGCTTACTATGACATTACCCCAATTAGATTAACCACTGCTGCGGGTGATGTTACATTTTCGGCAGCAAACGGGGATGCGACTCTTACTGTTGCAGACACTAGTCACGGGGCGCAGCAAGGAGACTTTGTTACATACTCTGGCGCTGTTAGTTTGGGCGGGAATATAACTGCCCCCGTTCTAAATCAAGAATATCAAGTAGCTTCTATCATAGATGGCAACTCCTACAGGATAGAGGCAAAGGACGCTGGAGGCTCGGAAGTTTTAGCTAATTCTTCTGATACTGGCAATGGCGGTTCTTCAATCGTTGGAAAGTATCAAATAAATGTAGGTCTTAATACTTTTGTCCCGTCTACTGGATTTGGCGCGGGAACTTTTGGTTCTTCTGCGTGGGGTGGCTCCACCGTCATAAGCGCCGGGAATCAATTAAGGCTGTACAGTGAGGATACTTTTGGCGATGACCTCATAATAAATCCTAGAGGTGGAAACATATTTTACTGGGATGAAAGCTCAGGACTTACAACTAGAGCTGCTACCCTAGAAAGTAATGCCGCTGCATCCAACTGTCCAATTCTTTCGCTTCAAATAATGGTGTCTGATACGGACAGGCACGTTATAGCTTTTGGGACAAATGGAATAGGCTCTTCAGCATTAGACCCTCTCTTTATCAGGTGGTCAGACCAAGAAAATCCTTTTGACTGGACTCCAACAGCAACAAACACTTCGGGCGGAGTTTCTCTCCCTGCTGGCTCTTTCATTATGGGAGCGGTTAAGACTAGGCAAGAGATATTAATCTTTACGGATAACAGCATTCATTCAATGCGTTTTTCGGGGTCTCCATTTACCTATCAGTTTTCTCTGATAAGTGAAGGTTTCTCTATGGTCTCTCCAAAAGCTGCGACTAGCGCAGGAGATGTTGTTTACTTTATGGATCGTGGCGGATTCTATGTTTACAACGGAGCTATTCAGAGACTCACTTGTTCTGTTCTTGACTATGTATTTAGCAATATAAATCAGTCTGAGATATTCAAAGTATTTGCTACAACTAGTGTGGATTTTTCAGAGATAACGTGGTTCTACCCGATAGGGTCTGGCAATACAGAATGCACTAACTATGTTACATACAATTTTAAAGAAGATACTTGGTCTGTAGGAACTTTGGATAGGGGTGCGTGGATTCCCGCCAATACTAGAAATTTTCCAATTGCCGCAGAGAACACTCAAGTTAACTCAAATTATCTTTATTTTCATGAGCGAGGCTTTGATGCCGATGGCGAGGCTATGAACTCGTACATTGAGTCTGGCGGAATAGAGCTTGGCGATGGTGAGCAGTTCATGTTCTTGTCTCGCATGATCCCTGACTTTGAGTTCCGTGGAACAGCAGCATCAGCAGCTATGGACATTACAGTTAAGGGGAAGGATTTCCCTTTAGAAGATTCACAGACGTTGTCATCGTCTACTGTGACATCAAGTACGAAGCAAACTTTTATACGCGCTAGAGCAAGAGAGACTATAATCAGAATACAAAGCACGGGGACTGGTTACGGCTGGACTCTTGGTGACCTTAGATTTGATCTTAGATCTGACGGGAGAAGGTAATGTCTGAACAAAGACAAGTAGTGCTTCCTATTGCTCCGCAGCAATACGACTACAATAATGAGCTTACAAACCGAAGAACAGTAGAGAGATCCTTTCGAGAAGTTCAAGATACTTTGAATGTTGTTGCTGACAAGAGTGATAGAGATGCCTCTCTTGCTATACGGAAATATCATTTTATGTTTATGGGCGCGAAATGACAGACGTTATAAAGGTTCTTGGTCAGCTTGATGCTGCCGCTACAACTACTGAGGTTTTGTATACTACGCCGGATTTAACGGTCACAACAATCAGTTCGTTTGTGGCGTGTAACCGTAGTGGCTCTACTCCGACATTTAGACTTAGCATTCATGTTAATAATGCGGGTGCAGATAACAAACAGTTTTTATATTATGATAAGCAACTAAGTGCTAATGACACATTGACTGCTGTAATAGGTATAACTTTAGGGCAAGGCGATGTTATGAAAGTGTATTCTAGTTCTACTGATGTCAGTTTCAATGTGTTTGGTGTGGAGACAAGCTAATGAACAACATGATTCCGCCGTTACAGGCGAATGCGAATGACCTAGCAAAATACGGCAGATACGGTGACTCAATGCTAGTTCACATGAACCCTGCCGAGGTTCAAGGGATAGCGTCTTTATCTCCCACCGGACAATTAACAACCAATCCTGTCACTGGGCAACCAGAAGCCTTCCTACCTTTCATAGCCCCCCTTATAGCTCAGTTTGTCCCCGGCGCTTTAGGTGCGGTGGGTCTTGGTGGTCTTGGTGCAGCGGCTGCTGGAGCGCCCGGTCTGACAGCAGCATTAACCTCCGGGCTAATGACTGGAGTTGTAGAAGGTGACCTTGGTAAAGGCATAATGGCTGGCATTACAAGCTTTGGTATGGGCAAGGCTCTGGGTGCAGCAAGTGATGCTGCTAATCTTGGAGCGCAAGTTGGAGATGTGGCGGATGCTAGTCAGGCTGTCTCATCTACTGCCAATGCCTTGTCTAAGGCTGGGCAATCGATTCCTGCTGTTGGTAGTGGAGGCTTTGAAACTTTAACTCCAGCAATGGAGCAAGCCGGGGCTATGACAAATACTCCTGAGGAACTTGCCAGCATTGGCGCTCAACAAAATTTAAGAGTTGCTCAATCTGCTCTTGATACAGGAAGACAAGGCTTAACTGGAGCGGACAGAATAGGCTCTCTCTTTACTAAAGATGGGGCAAAGGCTGGCTTAGAAGCTTTCATGAAGCCTGAAGCCATACTGCCCACTGCGATTGGTGCTGGCAACATAGCCCAGACCGAGGCTATGGAGCAAATGCAAGCCGTAGGTAAAGCGCAGGAAGCAAAGAGAATGAGGAGACGGGAGATGGATAGAGGTGTCCTGTCTGGTGCAGCTAAATTTGCCCAACCAAATAACCCTTTTGCCGGAGTATTCAATAAGCCCGGACTAAGCGCGTTTAGTGGATAGGAATTTACTATGAGACAAGAAGACGAAGAAGCAATGGTTGAAAGAATGTCGAACCCATATGGAGAGGCTGGATTTGGAGTAGGCGAAGTTCTTGGTCGTGGCGCAGCTAAAAGACAGCAAGAGATTTTAACAGGCGCAGAATATTCTGCTAATCAAGCGCCTCCGGGCTATCGCCCCGGATTTGATCCTGAGTATTTGTACTTCGGAGATCCTCGGTATTCAGACTATGCGGCTCTTCTGCCGGGGGTTTATGGGCAACCCCCTGTTGCTGGAACTCCCCCTGTTGCTGGAACTCCTGTTGATGGAATGCCAGATATTGGAAGTCTTCCTAGAGGTACGTTAGAAAATCTGACGCAAGCTAATGTTGAAGATGCTATGAAGCTTATAGCCGGAGGCCAATACGACATCTATAGTTTGGCTGATGAGCTGGAATTAGATCGTGGCACTGCAATGACCGCATACGATAAGTATCTTATAGATACCTTTGGTATGGGGACATTTAATCCTGATGTTGATGAGCTTTCTGAAGACGATATTCAAAAATACTTCGGCATAGCTAATCAGCAGGGATATAGTCCAGAGCAGCTATCTCGTATCTTTGGGATACCTTTAGACCAGTCTCGATCATCGTTGGCATCGCAATATTTCAAAGATATTCCTGTTGACGAAGATTACAGCGATAATGAAGCTCAACAAGTTTATGACTTGTACCGCTCTGGACGTATGGGCGTTACAGGAATATCTAATTACTTTGGAATTCCTTCAGCAGATGTCCAAAGAATTCTTGGCGATATAGAGGGTGCTGGAGGTATTGTTGCAAACATCCCCTCAACCACGGCTACAGCTACAGCTGACACAACCACATCTAACACAGCCGACACAACCACAGTTAACACAGCTACAGCCAACACAGCTACAGCCGACACAGCTACAGTTGCCAGCCCACTTGCAGGCATAGAGGTTGATGGCGATTACTCTTCTACAGAAGCCGATCAAGTCTATGATATGTATGTGGCTGGGCAGGTTACGCCACTGCAAATATCTCAATACTTTGATATTCCCTTGGGCGAGATTAACACAGCTCTTTCTGACATTGGTGAAAGTAGAAGCGCAGTTGCTGGATCAACAACTGGCGCATCTGAAGATTCCGTTGTCACTCCAGTATCAACTGCGCTAGATCTTTACAATGCTGGCACTGCAATACCACAAGATCAAATTAGAGAAGCTCTTGTGTACGCACAAGCTAATGGCATCTCTTTTTCAGAATTAGACCGTATGTTTGACGCGCCTGATGGTAGCGCACAGGATGCAGCAGCAGCTCTAGGCTTGGCTGCTAGTTCTGGCGGTATTGTAGGTATGGCTGAGGGTGGTGGTTTCCCTGATCTTAGCGGTGATGGAGAGATTACTCAAGAAGATATCTTGATGGGTCGAGGTGTTATTAATAAAGCTGAGGGCGGCTACATAGGCCGAGACCAGTTAGATGGCCTTATAAAGATGACTCGTGATGCAATTCTTGGTGACGCTGAGAATGCTGATCAAGTCATACAAGAATTTATCTCTGTCTTTGGAAACGAAGCGTTTCAGCAATTAAGAGAGCAAGTGCTTCAAGCTCAGGTTCCTGATGCCCAGACAGAGGGCATGATCGAGGGGCAGGGCGGCGGGATGGATGATGAGATTATGGGCATGATAGGCAATCAACAGCCAGTAGCAGTATCTCCCGGCGAATATATAGTTCCTGCCGATGTGGTTGCATCCCTTGGAGATGGAAGCAGTGATGCCGGATCAAGCAAGTTAGATACAATGCTGGACGATGTCAGGATGGCTAAGACAGGCAGAACTATTCAGCCCGGAAAGATTAATGACAGGGTGATTCCTGCATAATGCACATAAGAAAGCTTACAACTAGCGATGAAGACTTCAGGAAAGTAGTTGATTTTCTTATAGAAAATTTTGTCCCTGAACATAATATGGGAAGACTTAGTGCTGCTGACTTGCATCTTAAGAAAGCTCTTAACTGGGTTATTCTTAATATTAAAGAGGCTGCTTTTGTTGTCGAAGATGATGATGGCAAGGTTGTTGGTTCTATTGGTTTGAACAGAACCTCGCCTTGGTATTCTGATGCAGAGTATATTGCGGATGGTTGGATCTATGTTCTTCCAGAGCATAGGAAGAGTGGCGTGGCAGGTATGCTGGTTGATAAAGCAAAAGAATTTGCCGAAGAAAAAGAACTGCCTTTAATTATCGGTATCTTTAGCAAAGAAGATGCCATTGCTAAAGCGGGTATTATGAACAAACTTGGATTGATTACGGTTGGCGGATTATTCGCCGCAGGAGTTTAACTATGTGTGGTGGCGGCGGCGGTGGCGGTACAAATACCGTACAACAAACGATACAAGAGATCCCAGAACAGTTAGCTCCTTACTATGACGAGCTGCTAGGGCGGGGTACGTTTCAATCTTTACAGCCATATACTCCCTATCCTGAGAAGCGGCTTGCTGAGTTCTCGCCATTTGAGCAGGATGCTATGGCAGGAATTGGTGCGCTTGCTGAGACGGGAACTCCAGAGGCAA